GAGCAACATCGAGAAATTACCTTGCGCGGGAGGCGTCCATAGATTCGTTCCTTCGTCACTGCGACGAAGCCCAAATCCTCCTTAAATCACAACCTCAAATCTGTGCCATTGGCGCTGAAGGCAGACAACGACGCCCATCAAACCTCAAGACCGTTTATGAGTTTACGGCCTAGCCAAAGTTGCCAATCGGTTGGCGAAGAAATCAGCCAAGGCAGGCGGCGTGCTTGATCTCAGCCATCACCCACAATGGACGGAGGCGGCACTGCGCAAGACGGCCGTGGGCGATGTCTGGGGGATTGGTCGGCGCTGGAGCGCGATGCTGGAGGAGCGCGGCATCCTCACGGCCCATGACCTTGCTTGCGCCCAGGACGGCTGGGTTAGGAAGCGCATGGGTATCGTCGGCTTGAAAACGGTTCACGAGCTTCGCGGGATTGCCTGCCATGCGCTCGACGACCAGCCAGCGCCGCGCCAGACGACATGCTGCTCCCGGACCTTCGGGGAAGCGATCCGCGACAAGGGTCAGGTACACTATGCCGTGATGAGCTTTGCCGAACGGGTGGCCGAGAAGGTTCGGCATGCCGGACAGGTGGCGGGCGCGGTCCAATTGTTCATCCGGACCGACCCATTCGACCAGAACGCCGCGCAAAAGTCGGTGTCGGGTTCCGCTACATTTCAGCGCCCGACGAGCGACACCCGCGTTATCACCGATGCCGTCCTGCGAATCTTCGATCGCATTTGGCGCGATGGGTATGGCTGGAGGAAGGCTGGCGTGCTGTTGCTGGACCTCGGCGATCCTACCTCGGTGCCAGCGTCGTTGTTTGACGTGATTGAACAGCCTGACGGCCTGATGGCGGCGCTGGACGAGATCAACTCCCGTTTCGGTCGCGGCAAGGCCCGCCTGGGGCTGGCCCGCAAGGGCGGCGAATGGCGGATGCGTCAAGAAAACCTGTCGCCCAGCTTCACGACCCGATGGGGGGATATCCCAGCTGCGAAGATGGGGTAAGAGTGCCGAATGGACGCTGCCGATCCTGACCTGCCGAACGCTGCTGTCGAACACATCAGCCAGATGCTGACGCTCGCCAAGCGCAAGCATCAAGAGGCGATGGCCATGCTCGGCACACCTGATCCGAGCGCAGTTCCTCGACTGCGGGAGGTGCTTCGGTTGCTTGAGGAGGTCGAACTGTTGGCCGACGACGCCTCGACCTACATCGAGACTGACGTGATGAAGGCGGCCCTCAAGGACCTGCACTTTCAGCAGGCCAGCGTTCAGATGGCGATTGCCCAGCTTGAGCAGTTGAAGGTGCGGTCACCCTGGGCAACGCCCTGGCCGTGGATCACGATCATGGCCCTCGCGCTGATGATCGCCCAAGCTTGGCGGTGACGAGGGGGTTGGAATCGGGACGGATTTTGAGGTGAATCTCGGTTCTGACCGCAAAAAGGAAGGCGAAGAAACCAATCATTTTCAACGTGATAAAGCTCTACACTGAAACCGGTGTAGTCGAGAGCTTTGGAGAATATCGGCCGAGAGAGAGCATGGCAGGGGCATATCCGGCTGAACCCGGTGGAGAGCCCTTGGCCTATAACCCTTGAAACAAACGGGATTTTTCTCGCGCAACCCAAGGAATAGAACGATTCCAATGGGTTGAATGGCGGAGGGAGAGAGTCTGGCTGCGAACTCGCTCGGAGAAAGGCCGCGCACAGCAACGCACGGCCGGAGATTTCTGAGTATCGGCCCTTCCTGGAGCCGCCCCTGACCCGGAAAAACTGTCCCGCAGCATTGGGCGTATTGCAGTAGGTCAGCCTACAGCGAAAAACGCGATTGACAGCCGGTCAGGCAAAATATAGCTGCTGTAGCCGACACTACAGCGAGATTAACTGTGCGCCTTCCTGACGTTTGCACCATCCACACGGGCTTTACCGCCCGGGGACGGCTAGAGCCCGCGGTTACGGGCGGTGTGCTCGCGATCCAGCTGCGGGATATTTCTCCCGACGGACTGATCGACCCGGAGCGCCTTACGCGGGTGCAGTTGGATGGGCTCCCCGAAAGATATTTCGTGCAGGCGGGCGATGTCGTGTTCCGGTCCAGAGGTGAGCGCAACACGGCATCAGCTCTAGACGAACGCCTCCCCGAGCCGGCTCTTGCAGTCTTGCCCCTAATGGTACTGCGGCCGAAGCTCGGGGTTATCACGTCCGAGTATCTCGCGTGGGCCGTGAACCAGCCGCCGGCGCAGCGCCATTTCGACAGCGCGGCGCGCGGCACGAACATTCGCATGATCCCCCGACCAAGCCTGGATGATCTCGAGATCGATGTACCCGACCTCCTGACTCAGAAAAGGATCGTCGAAATCGATGGTCTGGCAGAACGCGAACGGGGGCTATCGCTAAGCGCGGCGGAATTACGAAGGAAATTGATGAGCCTAATGCTTGTCGAAAGAGCGAGCACCACCCGTCGCAATGCAGGGACAAAGGGAAAACGAAAATGACCGATCAGCTCACCCAACAGCAGGTCAACCAGACTGCCTGGGCTGCCTGCGACACCTTCCGCGGCGTCGTCGATGCCGGGCAGTACAAGGACTACATCCTCGTGATGCTGTTCCTGAAGTACATCTCGGACTTGTGGAATGATCACGTCGAAACCTACCGCACGCAGTTCGGCGGCGACGAGGCACGCATCCGCCGCCGACTGGAACGTGAGCGTTTCGTGCTGCCCGAAGGGGCCAGTTTTTACGACCTGTATGATCGGCGCAACGAGGCCAATATCGGTGAGCTGATCAACATCGCGCTCGAAAAGATCGAAGACACGAACCGCAGCAAGCTTGAAGGCGTGTTCCGCAACATCGACTTCAATTCCGAAGCCAATCTCGGCAAGGTCAAGGATCGCAACCGGCGGCTGAAGAACCTGCTGGAGGATTTCGCCAAGCCCGCGCTCGACCTGCGCCCGTCCCGGGTGACCGAGGACATCATTGGTGAGTGCTACATCTATCTGATTTCCCGCTTCGCCTCGGATGCAGGCAAGAAGGCTGGCGAGTTCTATACGCCGTCGGCTGTCTCTGGCCTGCTCGCCAAGCTGGCCGGCGCAAAGCCGGGGGACACGATCTGCGACCCTGCCTGCGGTTCCGGCTCGCTCCTGATCCAGGCCGCGCAGGAAGTGGGCTCGGATAACTTCGCCCTGTTCGGGCAAGAGGTGAACGGCGCGACATGGGCGTTGGCCCGCATGAACATGTTCCTGCATTCGAAGGATGCCGCGCGCATCGAATGGTGCGACACGCTCAACAGCCCGGCCCTGGTCGAAGGCGATCATCTCATGAAGTTCGATGTCGTCGTCGCCAACCCGCCGTTCAGCCTCGACAAGTGGGGTGCCGAGCACGCCGACAGCGATCAGTTCAACCGCTACTGGCGCGGCATCCCGCCCAAGTCGAAGGGTGATTACGCCTTCATCACGCACATGATCGAGATCGCCAAGCGGCAGAGCGGGCGGGTTGCGGTGATCGTTCCTCACGGTGTGCTGTTCCGCGGCGGGGCCGAAGGTCGGATTCGCCAGGCCCTGATCGAGGAAAACCTGCTCGATGCCGTGATCGGCCTTCCCGCCAACCTGTTCACGACCACCGGCATTCCGGTTGCCATCCTGATCTTTGACCGGTCGCGCGAGCAAGGCGGGGCGAATGAGGCACGCAAGGACGTGCTTTTCATCGATGCATCCAAGGAATTCACGCCGGGCAAGACCCAGAACGTGATGAGCGAGGACCACATCGCAAAGGTTCTGGAAACCTACCGCAACCGCACGGAAATCGAGAAGTATTCCCATCTCGCGTCGCCGGCGGAGATTGCCGAGAACGACTTCAACCTCAACATCCCGCGCTATGTCGACACCTTCGAGGCCGAGGAGGAAATCGATGTTGCCGCCCTGCAGCAGGACATCAACCGCATCGAGGCCGAACTGGTCGAGGTGCGCGCGAAGATGGCCAGCTATCTGAGGGAGCTGGGCGTCAATGTCTGAGGGTGACCTGATCCTTTACAGCACCGAGGACGGCGCTGCGACCATTGGACTGCGGGCAGTCGGCGGCACAGTCTGGCTGACGCAGCTTGAGATGGCGGAACTGTTCGACACCACGAAACAGAACGTCAGCCTGCACCTGAACAACATTCTGGCCGAGGGGGAGCTGGTGGCAGAGTCAGTTGTCAAGGAATCCTTGACGACTGCTGCGGATGGCAAGTCCTACCGCACCAAGGTTTACAATCTGGATGCCATCCTGTCGGTTGGCTACCGCGTGCGTTCGCCGCGCGGCACCCAGTTCCGCCGCTGGGCGACGACTGTCCTGCGGGAATACCTGATCAAGGGCTTTGTCATGGACGATGCCCGCCTGAAGGATTCCGCTTACGACTATTTCGACGAGCTGCTGGAACGCATTCGCGATATCCGGGCTTCGGAAGCGCGGTTTTACCAGAAGATCCGCGATATTCTGGCTCTGAGCGAGGACTATGACCCCAAATCGGGCGCCGCGCAGGAGTTTTACGCGACGATCCAGAACAAGATGCTGTTCGCGGTTGCCGGCGGCACCGCGGCCGAACTGATCAAGTCGCGCGCCAATCCCGATGCGCCCAACATGGGGCTGACGACCTGGAAGGGCGCTGTCGTGCGCAAGGGCGATGTCACCACCGCCAAGAACTATCTGGGCGAAGCGGAGATCAAGGAACTCAACCTGATCGTGACCATGTTCCTCGACACGGCGGAATTGCGCGCCAGCCGGCGGCAGACGATGCGGCTGGCGGAATGGGAAGGCGTGCTCGATACCTTCATCACGTCCAACGAACTGCCGCTGCTGCGCAATGCTGGCAGTATCTCGGCGAAGAAGGCCGAGCAGATTGCCCATGCACGCTATGCGGAATTCGAGGGCAAGCGTCGGGAAGCCGAGCGGCTAGCCGCACAGCAGACCGATGATCTGGCGGAGCTGGAGAAGATTGCGAAGGCCTCCAAAGGTCGGAAGAAGGGGGGCGATGATGCCTAAGTATTGGCAACGCAAGCCACTCGGCGAACTGGTGCGTATCGCGTCTGGCCAAGTCGATCCTAAAGATCCAGAGATCGCTCAAAGATTGAGCGTCGGCCCGGATAATCTACGATCCGGAGGAGGTTTTGATCGCGCAAGTGTGAAAACAGCCGCAGATCTCGATCAAATTTCCGGAAAATATGCGTTCGACAGAAATGCAATCTTGTATTCAAAGATCCGTCCCAATCTAAACAAGATTGCCCTTGTTGATTTCGAAGGAATTTGCAGTGCGGATATGTACCCGATCTGGGTGCGTGACGATCAGCAAGCGTTTCGCGATTTCATCTTCTACGTGATGAATTCGGAACGCTTCGTCGCTGATGCGACATCGCGCTCCTTCCGAACGGGTCTCCCTAAGATCAATCGGCCAGATCTCGAAAGCATCGAGGTTCCGCTCCCCCCTCTCCCTGAACAGCGCAAGATCGCTGCAATCCTGCGCACATGGGACTTGGGGCTGGAGAAGCTGGAAGCGCTGCGGGCGGCGAAGGTGCAACGACATCGCGCCCTGACCCACTCTCTTGTTTTCGGCACACGGCAGCTCGACCGGTTCCACACGACTGACGAAGTCACGCCGCACCGCTGGTTCACGCTGCCCGCATCTTGGGGCTCCTTGCCAATCGGCAAGCTGGCCAAGGAGATTGCCGAGCGGAACGCCGAAGGGGAACAGTACGAGGTCCTGTCTTGCTCGAAGTATGACGGGTTTGTCCGTTCGCTTGAATATTTCAAGAAGCAGGTCTTCAGCGCCGATCTGTCGGGCTACAAGAAGATCTGGCGCGGCGACTTCGGCTTTCCCAGCAATCACGTCGAGGAAGGCTCCATCGGCCTTCAGAACCTGATCGACGTCGGCGTGGTCAGCCCGATCTACACTGTGTTCCGTTTCGATCCCAAAAAGGTGGACGCTGACTATGCCTTTGCAGTCCTGAAGACGAGACTCTACCGGCACATCTTCGAGGTCAGCACCAGTGCATCGGTGGACCGGCGCGGCAGTCTGCGCTGGAGCGAATTCTCCAAACTGCCATTCCCGCTTCCTCCCTTGGCGGAACAGCAAGCCATCGCGGAGGTGTTGCGCACAGCGCAGATCGACCTCGACGCCCTGAGCAATGAAATTGAACTCCTCACCCGCCAGAAGCGCGGCCTGATGCAGAAGCTGCTGACGGGCGAATGGCGTGTGAAAGTGGAGGCAGCCGCATGAGCTTCAACGCCGCCGAGAAGTTCCAGTCGCAGATCCCCGCGCTGCAAATGCTGGTGGCGCTGGGTTTCCAGCCGCTGAGCCAGGCAGAGGCGCTGCGCCTGCGGGGTGGGCGGCTGCGCAATGTCGTGCTTGACGATATCCTCGTCGAGAACCTGATGCGCATCAACCGCTTCACCCACAAGGGCCGCGAATACCCCTTCGATCTGGAAGATGCGCACGAGGCGATGCGCAAGCTGAAGCCGACGCCGGACCGGATGAAAGGCCTGCGCGGCACCAACCAGGATATCTACGATACGCTGGTGCTCGGTACGACGATCACCAAGACGATCGACGGGGATAGCAAGAGCTATTCCTTCCGTTTCATCGACTGGGACAAGCCCGCCAACAACGCCTTCCACGTGACGGCCGAATATTCGGTCGAGCGGACCGGCAGCACCCAGACGAAGCGCTGCGACATCGTGGCCTTCGTGAACGGCATCCCGGTGCTGGTGATCGAAAACAAGCGCCCGACCGAAAGCCTGAAAAAGGCCGGCAGCCAGCTGATCGGCTACCAAAGCGAAGACCGTATCCCGCAGCTGTTCCACTTCGCCCAGCTGCTCCTGACGACGAACCGGGTTGAAGCGCGCTACGCCACGGTCGGCACGCCGCAGAAGTTCTGGGGAACCTGGCGGGATGAGGAGGACACGGACGAAGCAATCGCGCCATTCGCCAACCGTCCGCTTGCCGCTGCGGAAAAAGACGCGATCTTCTCTGGCGATTTTGCCGATGCGCGCCGCTATTTCGACGCGATGGCCGCCGAAGGGCCACGCGCCATCTCGCCCCAGGACCGCACGATCTTCGCCCTGTGCCGGCCAGAGCGCCTGCTCGATCTGATTCGCCGCTTCACCGTGTTTGACGGAGGCGTGCGCAAGGTGGCGCGCCACCAGCAGTTCTTCGGCATCCGCAAGGCGGTGGAGCGGGTCAAGCAGGTCGATGATGTTACCGGTGCCCGCAAGGGCGGCGTGATCTGGCACACGCAGGGGTCAGGCAAATCGCTGACCATGGTCATGCTCGGCCGCTCGCTGGCGCTGGACAAGGACATCCTCAACCCGCGGATCATCATCGTCACGGACCGCGATGACCTCGACAAGCAGATCAAGGACACCTTCCGGTCCTGCGACATGGAGCCGGTGCGCGCGACCACCGGCGCCAATCTGCTGGAGCTGATCGAGCACAAGGCGGGCCTGATCACGACGATCATCAACAAGTTCGATTCGGCCTTGCGCAACAGCACCAATGCCGATGACGATGCGAACATCTTCGTCCTGGTCGATGAAAGCCACCGCACCCAGACCGGAAAATACGGCGGGCACAGCCAGTTCGCCACCAAGATGCGGCGCCTGCTGCCCCGCGCATGCTATCTGGGCTTCACCGGTACGCCGCTGCTGAAGAAGGAAAAAAACACGCTATCGACCTTTGGTGGGCTGATCCACAAATACGCCATCAACGAGGCCGTGGCTGACGAGGCTGTCGTCCCGCTGCTGTACGAAGGCCGGATGGTCGAACAGCAGATCTCCGGCACCGTCATCGACAAGTGGTTCGAGAAGATCAGCGAAGGCCTCACCGACCAGCAGAAGGCCGATCTCAAGCAGAAGTTCTCCCGCATGGATGCGCTGGCCAAGACCGGTCAGGCGATCCGGGCAAAGGCGTTCGACATCTCGGAGCACTACCGCCAGCACTGGCAGGGCACCGGCTTCAAGGCCCAGCTGGTCGCGCCGTCAAAGGCCGCAGCCATCCGTTTCAAGGAGATGCTGGACGAGATCGGCCACGTCACCAGCGAAATCATCATGTCGCCGCCCAACGACAACGAGGGCAACGAGGAGGTCGACAAGGAATCCAAGGATCTGGTCCGCAAATTCTGGGACCAGATGATGGCGAGGTTCAAGACCGAAGACGAGTATAACCGACAGATCATCGATGCGTTCAAGGGATCGGGCGATCCCGAAATCTTGATCGTGGTGTCTAAGCTCCTGACCGGCTTCGACGCACCCCGGAACACCGTGCTCTATGTGTGCAAGTCGCTGAAGGAGCACAATCTCCTGCAAGCCATCGCGCGTGTGAACCGCCTGTATGAAGATGACGGCGTCGAGAAGCAGTTCGGCTTCATCATCGACTATGAAGGCTTGCTGGGCGAACTCGACAGCGCGCTGACCACTTACAGTGCATTCGAGGGCTATGATGCCGGTGATCTTGTCGGGACCGTCCATGATGTCCGAGAAGAAATCCGCAAGCTGCCGCAGCGGCATGACCAGCTCTGGGACATCTTCAAGTCCGTTCGCAACAAGAAGGACATGGAGGAATTCGAGCAGCTGCTTGGCGATGAAGCCATCCGGCATGATTTCTATGAACGGCTGAAGGCCTTCAGCCGTTGCCTGCACATCTCGATGTCGTCCGACAAGTTCCTCGATGTGTTCGACGAGGCCAAGGTCGAGACGATGAAGCGCGACTGGAAGCGGTTCTCCGAGCTCAAGCGCTCAGTCCAGCTGCGGTACCAGGAAGTCGTCGACATCAAGGAGTTCGAGCCCAAGATCCAGAAGCTGCTCGACGATCATGTCGTGGCACTGCCGGCCGAGACCATCATCGAGGTCGTCAACATCAATGACCCGGATGCGCTCAAGGCTGTGATCGAAGAAACCGGCGTGTCAGAGGGGTCAAAGGCCGATCGCATTGCCAGCGCGACCCGCCGGACAATCACGGAAAAGATGGATGAAGACCCGGCCTTCTACATGCAGTTCTCCGAACTGCTGGCAGAGACGATCCGGGCTTACCGGGAAAAACGCCTGTCCGAACGGGATTACCTGAATGGCGTCATCGATCTCGCCAGCAAGGTTGCGCGCAAGGATCGCGGGCGGGATGTGCCGGATGCGGTCAAAGGTAATGATGATGGCCAGGCATTCTTCGGGCTTCTCGATGGCAGCCTGACGACGCAGGCTGGCGAGCCGGTCGATAGGGAGGACGCCGCCCAGGTTGCCCTCGACATCATCGGGATCATCAGGGCTCACCACATTGTGGGCGTGTGGTCCAACGAGGTAGCGCAGAACAACATGCGCAACGCCATCGACGACTATTTCTTCGACGTTCTGCGCGACGAAAAGGGCGTTGGTGTCCCGGTTGAGATGCTCGATGACCTTGAGCAGAAAATCATGGACCTGGCGCGGGCGAGGTTTCCGTGACGGAGCCTGAACATCTCAGCCTGATCTATGGTGAAACCCGGATCGATTACCAGGTGGTCCGGCGGGCACGAAAAACCCTCGAGATTGCGGTAGAGCCGGATGCAACCGTGGTTATCGCGGCCCCGGAAGATGCAACCCTTGATGCAATCGAGGCCAAGTTGCGGAAGCGGGCCGCTTGGGTGACGCGTCAGCAGCGGTTCTTTGCCCAATTCCTGCCTCGGATCCCGCCGCGAAAGTTCGTGGCCGGGGAAACCCATCTGTATCTTGGCCGGCAATACCGGCTGAAGGTCGTCCCGCACGTGCAACAGGCGGTCAAACTGATCCGCGGCTACTTCGTGGTCCAAACGCACAGGCCGCTCAGTCCCGATGTCACGCAGGAATTGGTCGAGGCCTGGTACCGCGAACGGGCGTATGTCAAATTTGCAGAGCGGATCGAGGTGAACCTCAAGCGATTTGCGGATGGAGAGCAGCGCCGCCCCAAGGGACTGATCGTTCGTCAGCTCAAACAGCGCTGGGGCTCCATGTCACCCGGATCCCGTCTCATGCTGAATCGCCGTCTGATCGAGGCCCCGATCGACGCGATCGATTATGTCATCACCCATGAACTTTGCCACGTCACCGAGCCGCATCATGGCGCGGCCTTCTACGATCTGCTCGAGCGGGTGATGCCGGACTGGGAGCGTCGGAAACTGCGACTCGAGCGGGCGATGGCCTGACCGCGCAGAGCAGCAGCGGACAGCACCGCCCCGCCCGATGTCACGTCCACCTTCTATCCGATCCGCGCCTTCGCCGTCTTCCGGAACACCACGCTGCCAATACCGGTCAGCGCCAGCACAACGGTCAGGACGTCGGCCTGGGTCAGCCCTTGGGGCAAAACACCGAGCGCCGCGGCCAAACACCCCACAGGCTGCCGATGACGCCGGTCCAGATGGCCTCCACTGGACTGCTACTTGAAGCCCTTAACCGGGTGTCGCGACTAAATGCTCAAGTGGCCGTACGGACAGCGGTCACCTCTACGCCCTCGTTGAGCCCCAGCGGCACCACTGAGGTTATATTCCAGAGCCCGTCAGCGAAGCTGATGCGGTCCTCCACACTAAGCGCCAGCGTCTCACTATCCGCAAGCACCCGAAACGTCGCTGGCTGGGAAGCCGAAAGCTGTGCGGCTTCCCGGCGCTCGGCGCCCGTCCCCCAGATCACACCGGCCCAGACGATCGCGTAATCGGTCCAAGTCGCGATCTCCTCGCCATAATCGTCGATGATCACAGTCTTGCGCTGGAAGAGGAGTTTGCGATTACGGGGCCCGGCTTTCATGATTGCCTTCTCCCCTCGTCGATGAAGCATTACGGCCTAAGCACTCACCCGATGACGGAGAACATCTGTGGAGCTTAAAGACCTGCTCGCAGGCCAGGGATATGACCCTACAGCGCAGAAGATCGTGCTTCTGCGCCATCGGCCCTATGAAGCGAACCTGGCTCGAGTGATGCCTTGGCTCATTTCGGAACGAGCGGATCTGTTTGAGGCATACCAGTCGGTTCCTGGTCGCCCGCAGAGTTCGCTCAGAAAGGCCGATCTGGTCATCAGCTTTCTTGGACTGCGTCCTGGCACCGCGCATTTCATCGGGCTCTACCAGGTAGGGGACCACCACCCGATCGACGTTGAAGGCTTTTGGGCCCAACCCGAAAATCAAGCTCTCCGCGAGCTGGGCTACGATGGCCTGACAGAAGAATATGCGGAGAAGGCTGGAACGGTCCTCCAGTTCGATTTTGAGCTCCTGCCCTTCTATCCCGAATGGCGAGGCAAGCTGGTGATCAACTTCCCGCCGCCCGAACGGTCATGGTTCCGCTGGTTGCACAACGGCACCTTCCCGGTGCGTGCGATAAACGAAGAGAGTGCTTTTGCCGCCGCGCCCCCAACATGGTCGGAGATAGACCTGGGCTTCGCGGAACTCGCGGTGCTGCCTACATCGTGGCGGCAGCGGCTCGCTGAGTGGCGCGGGATTTATCTGGTTTTCGACGAGCGGGACGGAAAATCCTATGTCGGATCTGCAGCCGGCAGCGAGAACCTACTGGGCCGCTGGATGAGCTATGGTCAGGATGGCCACGGCGGAAACAGAGAACTGCGGAAGCGCGATCCGGGGTCGTTTCGCTTCACAATCCTCGAGCGGCTCGCCCCCGACCTTCCAACGGACGAGGTCATTGCCCGGGAGGCAAACTGGAAGAGCCGTCTGCATACGCGCATGCCGTTTGGTCTCAACGCCAACTGAGCCCTCCACCGTGCATCTGCGCTGTCACGCACCCCGGCGGCAGTTGCACAGCAAGCTGTCGAGGCTGGTCCAGTCCCCGGCCTTGGCATGCTCGCGCCGATCGAAGCTGTCGGCGATGAAGAGCAGCATGGCGTGGAGCACATCGTCAGGCGGCGCGGCGCCGACCGAGGCCGTGAGCGTAATCCGCGAGCCGGGCTGAACCGTTGGCCATGTCTGACCCGCTTTCAGGACAATGGCCGCGTCGAGATTGTCCGAGCGCAACTCGTAGACCGAGGATGGCAGCGTCTGGGTGCTACCAGCTGGATCCACATATTCGATCGACGTCACGGAATTCACCGGCGCGAACGGCAGCCGGCCCAGGTCTGTGAAGCTGTCGCAGTGCGCCACCATCGTCCGCTCTGCGAACGCCACACCGCAATACGCCTCGGCATGCGCCCGCGCAGAGGCGATATAGAGATCCAGCGTGTCGTCCTCGTCGGTGCCAATCACACGGCACTGGAGCTTGGCCTGGGCGAGGCTGACCGGCTCGACCGCAGGCGCGACGGGGGCAACCGGGTACCAGCTCATGGCGCCGCCTTTTTCCTGACTGGAGCACGCCGCTCGGGCGGCGGCTTCACCGCATGCTCCACCTTCACTTCGGCGACCGGCACGGCAAAGCCCGCCTTAATCAGGCGCACGGCTTCATCCTGAGGGAACTCGCGCTCATCGCCTGGAGCGAGCGCGTAGTGCGGACCGGCAAGGCCCATCGTCATCCTGATTTTCATGGAAGCAGGCTCCTTTTCGGGGATGGCGCGCACGTTCAGGTAAAGGGCGGACCCGAAAGCCCGCCCTTCCCAAATCACGCCTGGATGAGGTGCTTGATGGCGGCAGTGTCGCCCAGCTCGCCATCGAAGCGGATCAGGCCCGCGATGCCCATGTCAGGCCAGAAGCGCTCGCGCAGAACGCCGATGACGGGAGCGCCGACCTTGCGGACGAAGTACTTGCCGAAGTCGCCGAACAGGACCGACTTCTGCCCAGTCGCTACGTTCGGCACCGCCTGGTTGACGTGATAGCGATAGCCCAGCAGCGTGCCCGGTGCGCCCTGCTGCACATTGCCCATCTGCCACAAATAGTTGCCGTTCCCGTCCTTCAGCTTTCGAATTACCGAAAGGGTGGTGTCGTTGAACATGAAGGCGACCTTCGGGCTGGTGCGATATGCCGGATCGACCGAATGGATGAGATCAATCAGCTCATCCCCGGTGACCGCGGCCGCTGCCGCTGCCGTCTTGCCCAGCGTTGAAGCAGTGACGACGCCGTGGGGTGCGGACGAGCCGGTGCCGACTGTCAGCTGGGTATTGGCGATGCGGCCGAGGCGTTCGCCGAGTAGCTCGCCAAGCAGGCTCTCCATGTTGAAGATGGAGTCCTGATCGAGCTCCCAGCTCCACCGGATGAACCCGGTGTCGAACGCATAGGCATCGAGGCTCTTCTGGCCGAACACCACGTCCTTGCCGCCGTCGTCGGTAAGCGCCGCGGCTTCGGTATGCGCCTCGGCCGTCTGGGCCGTGTCATCCACGGTCGGCACCTTGATCGGGTTGCCGCCCGATGTGACCATCTCGGTCGCGACCTCGGGATCGTACATCGGCCCCCAAGCCTTCATCGACTTGACGATCTGGTTCGCGAGCTCGGTAGGGACGGTAAAGCCGCCCGCGGTGGTCGTACCGGCGGTCTGCGCCCGGAACTCGGCCCGGCCCTGGTTGAGGACGGCACGCTCTTCCGGCGACAGTTCATCGGACATGCCGCACAGGACTTTGGCGAAGACGGTGCGATATTCGATCGCCGCGCCTTCATCCTGGCCGCGCGCCTCCACGTCGCCCGGGGTAGGACGCATTCTGGCGCGGGCTTCCTCGGTGCGCTGCTCGAGCCGCGCGAGAGACTCCTCGCGGTTGATCTGCTTCTCGAGCCGATCATACTCCGCCATTGCCGTATCGTGCTGGCTCTCCAGCTGGGCGGCACGGGCTTCATCGGTAGCGGCGCTGATCTGGTCGAGACGCTCGCGCGCTTCAAAAACGATCTGCTCTTGACGCTCCCGCAGGTCTTTCAATTGGGGCATGGGTATTCCTTCCAATAAAAAAGCCCGCGCGAGGCGGGCCGTTCGATTGGGCTTGGGGCTTGGCCTCAAGCTTTACTCACCAGCCTGCGGGTTCGCAGGTCGATGGAAACCTTGCGGGCGAGCACGCGGTTGGCGGCTGCCCGGAAGTTGTGCCGGCGCTTCTCCCGCCGCGCGGATTCAAGCGAGCGCAGCGCAATGGACGTATCATCATAAGCCGGGAAGGCGACGGCACTGACCTCGCGCAGGTCCACAGCTAGAATCGTGCGGGTCGGCATATCGCCGGTCTCGTCCCACTCCTGGCGGGTGACGACAAAACCGAACGACATGCCGGAGATGTCGCCGCGGGCGATCAGCGTCGCAAGGTCGCGCCCGTCCTGCGTGTCGGGCAGATCAATCTCGACCGCGAGACCGACATCATCCTCGGAAAGCCGCAAGGTGCCTGCCGTCGTGCGACCGATAACTCGCCCGCTGTCGTGATCGATCAATGCGCGCACATCGCCGCTGATCGTGTCGCGGAACGCGCCCGGCGCAACGATCTCCCGGAACTGGCCAGCAATGTCGGCCGCAGCGCCGAACACCGCCGCGTAGCCGGCAAGGGTGCGCTGCTCGTCCTGCTGGCGTACATTGAGCGGCCGGACCAGCGCGCGTCGTTCCATTGTCATGCCGTGTCTCCGTTCGGTGCCGCAGCGCCGTTCGCGCCGTCCGTGGTCACATTGCTGCCCAGCGGCACTGTTGCGCCCTGAATGTAGAGCTGATCGCCTTTCGGGCGTGGTGGCCGGTTCTCCAGCGCCCGGGCTTCATCGGGCGTGAGGATGGCGTTCTGGATCCCTTGAGCGAGCCCGGCCATGCGGGCGGCAAAGTCGCCGCGCATCAGCCCATCCAGATTGTGCTCGACGTAACGAGCACCGCCGCGCGGGCCGAATAGCTTTAGATTGAGCTCCTCCTCGAACGCCTTCGCCCACTGCGCGATCAAATGTTTGACGAGATGCAGGTCCTGCTGCTCGGTGTTAGAGAATGTGCCGTGAGTGAGATCCTGCAGGAACACCGGCGGCAGGTTGTAGACCCGGGCGATCTCCTCGATCTGGAACCGGCGCGCCTCGGTCATCTGGCCCTTGGCTGGATCGAACCCGACCTGCTTCAACTCATGGCCGGGCGGCATCGGGAACACCGGCTTGCGGCTTGCCTTGGCGGCCTCGATCGCGCGGTGAATGTCGCCCATCGCCCGCTTCATCGCTTCAGGGCCCTGCGGCAGCGGACCTGACAGCGCGAGCGGGGGCACGCCGCCACCGGCAAAGAAGTCGCCGGCATAATTGCCCATGGCCAGCGCGAGTGCGATCGCCTTGGCGCCGTTGACGACAGGGCTGTAGGAGCCGAGCTGGTCTCGCTTTAGAAGATACGGGATGTCGATGACGTCGGCCGCCGCATAGGGCTCGGCCTTGCCGTCGAAGGCGTAGAGCTTGCGCCCCCCGACCCGTTTCACCTTGGTGGCCGCCGGATCCATCGGCCAGATTGCGACGATGTTGGCACCGCTGCGTTCGATCCACGACACGCCGCGCCCGCCGGTGAAGACCTGCTGCCACATGTATTTGCGCCAGCCGAAGCTGGTCCATTCCGCATTCGGCGCTTCATTTAGCAGGCGCTGGATCCCGCCGCGGACGCGCTCCGAGCCATCGCCTTTCACCCGGAAAGCATGGAGCGGCAGGTTCGCCATGCTCGACGACAGGAAGGTGACCGCTGCCGAGACCGCCGGCACCGTGAGCGCACTGTCGATCGTTACGGTGGGCAGGTTGCCAGATTGGACGCCGAAGAAGGCCAGGAAGTTGTCCGAGCTCACCGCCACCGCCGGGTTCTCGATCGAGGACCGCTGCTCGAGCCCGAGCCAGTCGCGCCAGCCCATCACGCCACCAGCCTGAAATCGGGATCATCCCAGGGAGAGACGGCCAAGGGCACAAAGCTGCTCATTGCAGCGCCCATTGCCATGCACAGCGCCACCGCGCAGTCGATCTTGTTCACAGCGCGCTCCTTGGTCAGCCAGTGATTGCCCCAGCGATCTTCGTCCGTGACCGCCGACATGATGGCGGAAACCAGCACCGGGCTGCGCTTCAATCGAAGTCGCCGCTCGAGCAGCGCTTCCTCGACCAGCCGGACCGAGCCCGGCATCCACAACCCTTCGCTCATCCCGCCGGCAGGTTTGCCGCGCTTTGTCCCGCCCTGCGGGTGTTCGACAAACGGGATCGCAAGCCCCAGCTCGGCCACCTCGTCCTCCAGCCGTCGGAAGGCATAGCGGTCGTAGGCGGCGGCACTGATCTCGAACATACGGTCATAGTCGGCGAGCGCCTGGGCCACCTGCCGCAGGCTGATGTTCTCGCCTCTGGGCGCATGCAGGAACCCGTCCCGCACCCAGGTTGCATAGGGCGCCTTGTCGCGCAGCTCGCGCGCGGCAAGCGTGTCGCCCGGCGTCCAGGCCTCGACCCAGCCATCGAACAGCGGCTTGCCGGTATGTTCGCCGGACTCGACCACGCCCGTCTGCACGATGGCAGCCAGGGCGGTGATGTCCCGGTTCTGCGACAGATCGATCCCCAGCGCCGCACGGGCGCCGGCATGATCGGCGATCTCAAAATCAACGAGCGCGGGTTCCACCGTCGCCCGAGTCATCCAGGCGGTTTCGGCATCCGTCCAGACGCAAAAATGTAGGCGCAGGATGCCGTTCAACTGGCCCGGGATCGCCTTCGCCTGCGCGACGGTCTCGGTGAGATACTGCTCGGTGATGGTGACGCCGAGCAGAGGGTTGGCCTTAATCCAGCAGGCCGGATTGGTGAGCGGGTCATCCCCGTCGTCGAGCGCACAGACGTAGCTGAAGGTCGTGTCGTCGATGACCTCACCGAGGTAAGTGGGGTCCGTCACCGCATCGTTATTGCCGGCCGCAACCTTTACCGCATGCTCATGCTCCTCCCAGGCGACGCTGTTCCGATTGCTGCCGGAGTTGGTGATCATGAACAGCAGCGGGTCCCGTCGAAACTTGAACCCGCGCTCCAGCATCTCGATAATCGACCGGTCGGGCAGCTCGTGGATCTCGTCAGCCAGGACGAAATAGGGCCGTGGGCCCGAGCCGGTCCTGCCAGTGTCTCGTGAAACCGGGCGAAAGAAGGACCCGGACTCGTGATGGGCGATATTGAACTCGCGGCCTTCACCGCCGGAAAACTCCAGCCGCTTGGCCAGAGCCGGTGATTGCCGCACCATCTTGACGGCGTCCGCGAACAGGATGCCGGCCTGCTCACGTTTTGCAGCGGCGGCGTAAATCTGCGCACCGGCCTCGCTACACGCCGTCATTCCATAGAGGCCGATGCCGCCCGCAACCGGGCTTTTCCCATTGCCCTTGCCCTGCTCGATATAGGCCCGGCGGAAGCGGCGGCGGCCGTCCTTCCGCTTCCAGCCGAAAACCGAGCCGATGATGAAGGCCTGGCTCGGCTCCAGCCGGAAGGGCTGGCCTTCAAACTGCCCCTCGGAGAGCTTGAGCACCTCCTCGAAAAAACCGAATGCATGATCAGCTGCCTCGGCATCGAAGCGGATGCCATCGGTGCGATTGAGGTCGTCGAGATGCCGCCGGCAGGCGTTGCGGACGTGCGGGCCAGCGACGATCTCTCCGGCAACAACTGCCCGGGCGTAACCGGTGGTACGGTCAGCCGAAGTACCGTTCCGCCGGGTCTTCGTGTTCCTCCGGCGTCTCGGCGGCGATGCGGGTTCTGGCACTGGGCGTCATCCCGAATTCGGCGGCATAGCGCATCATGTCCGCAGCAGCCTTGTTGGCGGTGCCGACGAGCGGGTTCTGGATGGCGTTGCCGTTGCTGGTCTTGATCATCAGGCCGCCGGTCAGCTGATCCTTCTCAGCCATTTTGGCGATGGCACGCTCGGCCTGGACCCATCGGCCGTAGGCTTGGGCGTAAGCGGCGAGTGCGGCGCGATCGACTTCGGACAGCAGCCCGATCCGGTGCAGCCAGGTGGCCACGCGGTTCCACTCCTCAAGCGCATCGGCGGTAAGGTGCGGCGGCGCGGACGGCAGCGCGGTGATGGTGCGGGGCTCCCTGGTGTTCAGCGGGCGTTTGCCGCGGTTGCCCTCGATGAGCTTCAGCCGTGTCGGTTTGGGTTTGGTGCCGGGTTTCACGAGGGATTCCCTTCCTCTATGAGTACCGACCACTCAGCCCAGCGAGGTCCCACTATCTTCGGATTGCTTTTGTTCGCCGCCGTGGCGACCGCCCCATCAACCGGCGAAACTTTCACCTGCACGCCGACCAGGGTCTGGGATGGCGATGGTCCGGTATGGTGCGCCGAAGGTCCAAGAATCCGCCTGTCAGGTATCGCCGCGCGTGAGATGGATGGTTCTTGTCGCCCTGGTCATCCCTGTCCTCGGGCCTCAGCCGAGGAAGCCCGCGATGCGTTGGTAGAGCTGATCGGCCGTCGTGTTGGCGTCGCCCGGGAGGGCCACATCCTTGTAGACGGGCCCGCCTTGCGCTGCCGCTCAGAAGGAAGCGCTGGTGGGTCGCGAACTGCTGCATGGTGCGTGTCGCGGAAGTCCGGAGACCTTTCCTGCGCGATGATCAGGGGCGGGTGGGCATTACGCTGGGATCGATATTGGCGGCAGCACCGGTGCTGATCTGCTTCGCAACATCCTCAAATGTGCAGCCATTGTGAGACAATATGGCAGCAGCACCGGTGAAATTCTGCCAGCGCGTGATAGCCACATCGACATAGGCTGGGTTGAGCTCGAGCGCGTGAACCGCGCGGCCTGTCATCTCGCCCGCGATGATAGTGGTGCCCGATCCGGAGAAAGGCTCGTAGATCGCCTGTCCGGGGCTGGAGTTGTTCTCGATCGGCCGCTTCATGCATTCGACCGGCTTTTGCGTGCCGTGCCCGGTCTCGCTCTTCCTGGGCTTGGGAATATGCCAGATCGTCGTCTGCTTGCGATCGCCAGCCCAGTGGCCCTTCGCGCCTTTCCTGACCGCATACCAGCACGGCTCGTGTTCCCAGTGATAGTCGCCGCGGCTCAAGACCAGCTGGCCCTTGTCCCAGATGATCTGCGAGCGGAGCTGGAGGCCGCACGCAGTGAGGCTATCTCCAACGACGCCGGCGAAAAGCCCGGCGTGCCAAACATAGGCGACATCGCCGGGGAACAGTGCCCAGGCGTCACGCCAGTCGGCATTGTCGTCGTTCAGAACCTTGCCCTTGGCAGAGCCTGACGCGGCGACACCGGCTTGCTCGCGCCAGGCTGGATCGTACTCGACGCCGTAGGGCGGATCGGTCACCATTAGGTGCGGCGTTACTCCGTTCAGCGCCTTTGCTACGGTGTCGGCATCAGTGCAGTCGCCGCAGACCAGCCGGTGCTTGCCGAGAATCCAGACATCGCCTGCCTGAGCCACTGGATCGGCCGGAACCTCGGGCACCTCGTCAGGATCTGTCAGACCCTCGGTCTCCTCCGCCAGCAGCCCCGCCAGTTCGTCCTGTGAGAAGCCGGTGAGCCCGAGATCAAAGTCAAACGCCTGCAAATCCGTCAGTTCGATCCGAAGCAGATCGGCGTCCCATCCAGCGTTTAGCGCCAGCTTGTTATCAGCGAGGATGTAGGACCGCTTCTGAGCTTCGGTCCAGCCGGCCGCGACCATCACCGGGATCTCCGTCAGGCCGAGTTTGCGCGCGGCAAGTACTCTCCCGTGACCTGCAATCAGCCCGCCGTCCTCATCGACGAGCACCGGTACGGTCCAGCCCCATTCGCGGATCGATGCAGCTATTTGCGCCACCTGGTCGTCGGTATGGGTACGCGCGTTACGGGCGTAGGGCACCAGTGCCGAGACGCTTCTGCGCTCGACCTTGTCAGCCGGCCAATTCATCATGTGACCCCCGGTCGTTAACTCGCGGATGCGTGAAGTTTGGGTGGGCGGCGGTTTCCTGCTGAAACAGACCAACGATGAGATCGCCCCCCGGGGTCATTCGGCCGGCCAGCCCTCGATGCTGACGGGCTCAACCCGGCGATGTCCGAACTGCTCGGCCGTGCGTGCGTTGTGACACGAGGCGCATAAACAGCGGACATTGGAATCATCGTCACTGCCACCCTTGGCGAGCGGCACGATGTGGTCGGGCACCGTTGCCGGTGTGATCTTTCCCTTTGCTCTGCAATCCCGGCAGAGCGGCTCCATCTGAAGTCGACGCTGCCGTTGCTCCACCGCCCGACGCCCCCGCAGTCGTTCGACCATGGGCGCGCCTCCAACGAAAAAGCGCCCGAAGCACGCGGGCTGCGGACGCAATTACAATTTCACTATTTCGGAACTCTAACTCCCCGCGACCATTCCGTCAAAAGATTTTGCCTTTATATATCAGATATCTAGTTGCTTCGAAAACATTAGAAGCAGCGCGTAGCGAAGCTTCATTGGCTGACAATCCCGAACAGTTCAGCCAGCACATCAAGACCGCTGCGTAGACGATCGAGCCTGCCGTCGGTCCATTGCAGGTCTTCTTCCGCACAGGCCACGTCACGAACCAGCCGCGAAGGCTTCATTCCTGCCGCACACTGCTGCTCCCGGTCACAGCGATTCAGCGCAGCCGTGGCTTCAGCATATCTCCGCCGCAGCCGATCGAGCAGCCATGGGTCGGGATCGGCCGATGAGCCGCCGAAGATCCCTTCGCGATCGAGCAGCCCGGTCACCGATCGCGGGTGCGGCAATGGCAGGCCACGCACCACGTTATGATGATGGACGAGGGCGGCGAACTGCTCACCAGCCTGATGCTGCTCTGGGGTAATCGCCTCCCGAAATGCCAGTCGACCCAGCGCTGTTCCCAGCCGGTGATCGCGGGCCTGTGACCTGGTGACGCCGTGGTGCCTCCGGCGCGCGTCGAGGACGGTGGAGAGGACCTCGTGTTGCAGGGCGTCTGGCATTCGCTTGCCCGAGGGATATCGCTTTCCGGGTTTCCGCTTGCGGCCGCGCGACATGGCTACCTCCTTGCCGCGGGAGATTGCCCGTAGAGCTTCTCGCCCAGCTGCCGGACGAGCTCGCGTTCAGGCCAGGACAGCCGCGGGTCGGCAGCCGAGATGGCCAGCACGCCGGTTTCCCTCCAGCCGTCGCGCTTGATGTCGTCTGCATTGCGGCGCTCGCCGCCATAGCCACGGGGGTGCCACTTCATCGTGCCACCTCACCGCCCACCGCAAGGCGAGAGGAAGTGCCGGGAGTGCCGGATGTGCCGGGTTCTCCCTTATAGGCGTTACGCGCGTGCGCATGTGCGCGCATGACGGTGATAACGAAGCGATCCGGCACATCCGGCACTTTCAGGAAAACACGCGACATCGATCAGAACTCCGTGCTGGTTGAGGTGGGGTGGGAGCGAAGGGCAATTCCGCGGAATCCCTTGGCCTGGCTGCTGCGCCACCGCTCAAGGCCGCGCCCGATCAGGGTTTCGGCGAAGCGCTTGTTCGAGCCGGCATATTCGCCGTTGTTCTCCGCCCAGAGCTTCCAGTCTGCGAACAGCGCGTTTGATGCCTCGGTGAACTGATTCCCAAGCTCGCAGCGCTCGTCGATCCAGCGCCCGATCGCATCTTCAGCTTCGAAATACTCGTCGGTCGCGGCCATGACGGCGGCAGGCGGCTGGAGCCCGACCCGCTGCCACTGGAGACAACCTTCCAGGGCCCAGGCGAGAATACCGTCTCGTTCGGCAAGCAGACGCTCAGGCAGAGTCTTGTCGCGCTTTGCCGGCGGAATGGTGATCGTGAACGGCACCATGTGCAGGCGCCGACGCATGGCTTCGTCGACATTGCGGATCGACGGCTTGTGGTTCCCGACGATCAGCAGTTTGAACTGCGGGATGAACTCGAAGAAGTCCTGACGCATGAAGCGGGCGGTGATCTTGTCGCCGCCGGTCAGCGCCTTGAGCTTGCTCTCGGCCCAGCGGCTGCCCTGTTCGGTCTCGATGGCGGTGACGACGCGGGCGCCGCGCAAGCCAGCCATGTCGGTCGGGTGGCGGTCGCCGTGGCTTGCCATGAACATGTCCATGGCCGCCACAGCTGCATAATCGCCCAGGAGCGTGGTCAGCGTATTAGCGAATACCGATTTGCCGTTCGCGCCGGTGCCGTAGAGGAAAAACAGCGCATGCTCGGTGGTGACGCCGGTCAGGCAGTAACCGGCCATCCGCTGGAGGTAGGACTGGAGCTCGAGGTCGCCGCCAGTGACGGTAGCCAGGAACTCACGCCAGATGGCGCAGGAGCCCTGAGGCGATGCACTGGTGATCTTCGTCATTGCGAGTGTCGGGTCATGCGGGCCGGTCTTGCCGCCCCGAAGGTCCACCAAGCCTGCCGGAGTGTTCAGCACCCACGGGTCTCGGTCCCAAACCTCGGTGCCTTCTGCATGGCGACGATCCGCACGCGCGATCCGCTCGACCGCTGCAATCGTCGACGCCGATGAAATCTTTGCCCGCACCTTCGGATCGGCATCGGCCGCCGCGGTCCTGCAGACGCCTCGGGCGAGATCATAGGCAAGCAGCGTGCTTTCGCGCCGCCACACTGTTCCAGTCCAGGTGAGCCACTGGCCCCAGGCGGCGACATACCGCCAGTGGTTACCGTGGACCCGCGAGAACTCCTCTGCGAGCGCGTCCTCGCTCAGCGCTGACGAAATAGCGCCGTGCGTGTTGTCGTTGGTTGCGTTTCCCAGAGCGTCGGCGGTGCTGGCGCCGTCATCACCGCGCCGGTTGCGATCAAGCTTCCAGATCTTGCCGGCCTCTCGGCGAAGCCGGTCTTCAGGCCACGGCGGATCGATCTGGGCGAGATTGAAGTCAACCATCTCATTCCAGGCCTGATCAGCTGTTACATGACCGTCTCGGCAGCGGCGGACCCAATAGCCGATGATCCGGCTCAGCGCCTCGAAGCGCGTGGTCTCGTCGGCACCGCCCTCGCGGATCCTCTTCCCGAACAGAGCGGTGGCGTTGCCACCCGTTGCGTGCTTTCCCGGGCCGGGTTCCGGTAAGGCAAGACCGTCGAGCGGCGGCATCGCTTCGACTGCATCGACCAGATCAGCCAGGTGGAAATCCCGGTCCCGCTGATGCAGGATCTCGACGAGCCGCGGCGTTCCGGACTTGTTGTGGATCGTGCCGGCGACACGGATGGGCTGGTGAGCCGATCCGAAAGCGGGGTCACCACCGACCTTCAAAGCAAGGAGACGCCTTGTGCGGCATAGGACGGCAATGTCATCGCCTGCCACCGCTTCGGAGAGGCGCCAGTAGAGGTGCAGCTTGCGCTGACCCTCGGCCGTCATGCCTCCGGACGCTATCTCGAGGCTGGGTTCGCCCAGACTCCGGGCAAGGTGGTCCCGCTTGGCGCCGATGTCGCCTTGGTCGAGATCAACCAGGATCGTCTGCATCTGCTGTACATCGCTGGCCCCGGCTTGGCCCGCTTCAGCGACGGTGCCGGGAACGACGAAAACGGCGAGTCCGGATTGCACTGCCGAACAGGCGAAATCGTGAACGGGATTGAGCGCCCTAGAGTCCGCGGGTAGCCAGACGTTCCTCGGCCTGGCCTGCTCACCGTGGCCCTTCTCGCCTATGCCGCGCACGGGGATCAGGCCCTCGCAATGGCCGAATACCATCTCGAGGTAACGCCCGATCTGCCCGGCGTCGGGAGCGCAAGCAGCCGGCGTCATTACCTGGCCAGAACAAGGATCAGCAGCCACAGAAGGTTCTCCAGCGGGAGGACGGCAAGTTGGTGGATGAAGCGCACTTACCGTGCGCCGATTTGCCGCCGCGGGGTGCTGGCCCGGAGCTGCTCGGCCTCAAACGCCTCGACGTCCTCAAGGCGGTAGACGACGCGGCCGCCGAGCTTGATGAAATGCGGACCTTCCCCCGTCCAGCGCCAGCGCTCGAGAGTGCGGTGGGAAATATTCCAGCGGTCAGCCAGATTGATCTGATTGAGGTGCTTGGTCATGAAAGTCACTCCGTAAAACCGAGATCCTCCGGGCTTCGAAGAGCCCCTTGGAAGTGCCTCAATTTTCGCGGGAATGACCGTCAGCCGATATAATCAGCGTCGAAGTTTGTTGTGACAGCAGCAGGTTATGGAATGGCTGAATCCGCCGATGACCATGACTGCGTTTGTGACATCGACACGCTTTTGATGTGACAGTGCTTAATCCGGCTGGAGCAAATCACCGAGAGATAGCTCACGTAGCTGGGGGTTGATTCGGTAGCCCTTGCCGGTCTCGTTCTCGATCACGTCGTCGGGGCCGAACGGAAGCCCCTGATCGACTCCCAGTTGCTCCGTCGCGGCCTCGCGAAGACGGCTCACTTGCTGGCGAAGAGACTGCTCCGAGAAGCCGAGCAGGACAGCTAAGTCTGGTGCCCGAACGAACGCGACGTCGGCTCCCTTCGCCTTGCCCTCGCGGAATGCGGGAAGGAGCGCGTGAAATAACTCGTAGTTTTTGCCCTTGAGTGACCGGCCCCCACCGAGTGGTCCGGGTGGATTGTTAGTGCATTGACGCCTCCATCGCCAGTGTTGGCCGTAGGTGGAGCGAAGCGGAACCGGAGGGCGACACTGGCGATGGAACGGCCTCTGGC